ACGTACGATTTGCGATGCCACCACATACGTGCCGCCGCCCTTAACATTTGATATGCACAAAATCTTACTACTAGTCGCCGCTGGCGTAATAGCAATTGAAAGATTTGTTATGTCAACATAACTATAAGAAGTCGTGGTTTGTCTTTGACCAACGCTGTCATATAACACTTGCAACACTTTTCCACCACCTCCAGCCGCTGCGAAAGACAGCACTCCAGAGCCATTTGTTGTCATAAATTGTCCTGAACTGCCGTCAGCTATTGGATGGGTTAAGCCATCAATTATGACTTTACCTGTGCCTTGTGGGCTTAATGTTAAATTACCTGAGAGAGCAGATAAGGCGTTAGATAGAATTGTAGACATTGTTATCTCCTAAAATTAAATAACGGCGAAAGTTGCACCACTTGAGATGGTCAGCGTTACTCCAGAGGCTATTGAAAACGGACCTGTGCAACTACCGTTGTCGGTAGCTACCATCGTCTGACTTGTGTTTAATATTGCTTCGTTCACCCTAATAATATCGCCGCTGTTACCAACAGAAGCTCCTGATGCACCCTCACCTAAGTAAGCTCCACCACCGCCACCTCCCGGTATAGTTCCAGCTAAACACCAACCTGTTTGTCTATATGTGCCACTTCCATACTCAACAAACTCAAGCTCATCCCCAGCTTCTGTTGTAAAGTTTTGCGCTCCAGCAAGAATGAGGTTGGTGCTACTATGCGTGAGTTGGCAAGCACCATCAAAGTGAAGTTTAATGACTGTACCCGCTCCACCAGTAGTGTTGATACTGGTAATGGTTGTAGTGCCTGTGACATCGAAGTAGTTGCCGTCTGTCCCCACGGCCAAGGCTGAGTTAGATGCGACATCTGATCCTTTAGACCACTGCGATTGACTGCCATTTGTGGCAATGTTTCCACTAGCTGTAAAGTTACCTACTACAGTAACATTAGTGGTTCCCGTAGGGATTTCGAGAACGTCAGCGTCAGCATCGTTTTTAATTGTTACATCGTTAGTAGATCCTTGGCCCGTAAGTATAAGTCCTTCAGCGGCGGTATACCCAATTGCGGCATTATCCCCAGCGGCTGTGTCTCCGTCAGGCTCAAAGGTTGCTGCTGTAGCGATACCAGTTACATCAACAGAAGCTAAAACACTATTACCAGACACATCTACTGTGCCGTTAATATCAATAGCTGTAGCTGTAAGGTCAATCTCATCAGTAGCCCCGAGAGAAAGAACAGTAGCGCTAGAACCTTGGATAAACTGGCTAGCATCGTTGAATTGAATCTTACGAGTACTATTAAGTAAGACGCCTGTATCAGCAACGTGAGTGAGCGTAGTATCTGTATCAACACCAAACCCTAATACAGAAGCATCAGATTTAAGAGTTAGATCATCTCCAACAGTAACATCGCCGGCCATATCTACTTGCGTTGTGCCTGTAGGTATCTCAATAACGTCTGCATCTGCATCGTTTTTAATAGTAACATCGTTTGTGCTACCTTGACCTGTAAGAATAAGTCCTTCTGCAGCGGTGTAACCTACTGCGGCATCATCACCCGCAGACGTATCACCTGTGGCAAGAAGAGTACCTGCAGCGGTAATGTCGCCTGTTGAAGTGATAGCTCCTGAAGCAGTTATCGCAGCGGTTGTAAGCGCTCCGGTAAAGTTGTTAATAGCCTCTTCTACGTTTGTACCATCACAGAACAAAATCATTGTTTTTCCGTTAGGAATTGCAATGCCTGTACCAGAAGCAGTTTTTAAAGTAGCAGCTTGACCTACAGCGTTCTTAACGATGTAAACTTTAGAGAGTGCGGGGCATACAACAGTAGCGGCATTAGTACCTAGCTGGTCATTAGTATCAGTAAGACTGAGCATCGCTGCTCTAGACTCGGCTGTAGTACCATTTGCTGTTGTGAGTGTGTGGGAGTTAGTAGACCAAGTATTAATAACACTACGCCCTGCGATGGCTTCCTCAATCATTGAGGTTATATTATCGTTTACTACAGTACCCCAAGATCCATCTAGCTCTCCCTGAGTAGGTTTAGCTAATTTAAGTAGGGTTGTGAATGTTGTTGCCATCTATTTAACCTCTTACAATAACTGTTGCCATAATATAACAGGGTATATGTTAAAATGCACTAGCATCTTGCCAATTTGGTGTTTGAGAAGTGCTTATAGTTGCGTAATTTCGTGTTTGGCTTGTATCTACATCAGACCAAACATGGACAGTACCAATACTACCCGTTGCAAATAATCCTGTAGTAGTTACGTCTACCCCACCCCCTGCAGTTACACTTGATATAGCTGAAGTTCCTACAAGCCCAGTTACAGCAAAACTAACATTAACAATAGCAGTTACACTACCTAGTCCTGTAGTTCCTGCTAGACCTGTAGCAGTAACAGGAAGTGCAGTATTCCAAGCACCTTGGCCCCAAGTACCTCTTCCCCAACCTCCTAAATCTGTGTTTGCCATAACTTAAATATACTCTACGCTATTCGTATAATAGCCGAACTATTATTATTAGTTGGAAACTGGACTACAAAACTGCCCCCAGTAGAAGTTTTATTTGCTCCAAAATCTAATACAGCTACAGCCGGGTTACCAGAACCGGAGTTACGATATATCAAAGCTCCCCGAGCAGTAATTGTTGCGCTACTCCACGTAACATCAGAAAAATCAAGAAAAGCAGTAGTACCAGACCCTCCATCAGTAGGGGCTGTAGATATAGTAAGGCTCTCACCCCCTGCTGTGTACCCAGTACCAGATGCCTCATTACTCGTAGTGTACGCTGTTGTAGCTGCACTTAACGTAGCACTAGAAGTGTAAAGAGCTATTTTAAATGTGTCATTTGTATTACTACTAAAATCCATTTCACCGTCTAGAAGAGCAACTTTAAAGGAAGTTGCCATTGCCTGTGTGATTGCCATAATATACTCCTAACTCACCGATTGCCGGTACTGGCCTGAACGATATGTATCTTCCCGTAACTTACCATCAGCAAGATTCTTTAACAGGCCAATAGATTGTAAATATAATTTTTCATAGTTAGCTATAATATCCGGCTCACCCTTCATAAATCGAATAGCTTCAATTAACGCGCCATTTAGCAACGCAGAATCAAAGTTATCCCCTAACCACGTAGTACTAGCTGTAACAATAGAAGCGGGATAGTACCCGTAATGAAGTTCTACTGTATACGCGGAATCAGGTGTTGGCCCCAGTATAATAGCTGCATCAGAGAAAAGCGCATAGTGCGCGGGTACACCTGTTGTTGCAGGGTTTGGATAAGCCTCACGTATAAAATTAACATCTTTATTTAAAAGATACGTATACACACCGCCACTACTTAAAACAGCAATACTGTACGTGTATAGAAAACCTGATGGGAGAGCTAGATATTTATTATCCTGTGTTAATACGCCTGTTTGATTCCTACGTAATGCGGGTATTTGCACAGAGTTATATATCTTCTGCTCTGCTTGGTCTGTAAACATAGCAAGCTGATCTGCTGTAAAAGTCATCTCACAGATGTCTTCTATGTTTGTTTTTAATTCTGTGTAGTTCATATTCTAATTAAACCTCTAAGAAGTAATTACTACAACTTGACCTGTAGATCCAGTAGCAACTAAATCATCAGGGGTTAAACCAAAAGGGTCAGTACCAGCACCAACAGGGTTCCACCCCCACTGTATGCCTCTACTGCTGTTATTACCAGATTCTCCAAGACTTGTATCTGGCCTTGGATCTCTTATTGCTTGAGGGTCATGCACTGGATACAGCCCTAATTTAAGTTGTGGATGGTCAGGATCAAAGCAAGTAGGACACGCTTTTAAATTTGTAGAAAAGCCTTTACGAACTAAAACATTTAATTGTGAAAGTTTGTACTGAAACCCACATATATCGCACATAGCGATAGCTCTTCTAGAGGATGCAAATTTTGTACCCATTAGTACACCCTAATAATACGAGGGGTGAAACTTGCAGAAGTCTTGTCTCTATCTTCTCCTGCGGCTAACTCAAATTGTTCTTCGTATTCAATTTTTAACATAGGTAGCCTAGAAACAAGTTCAGGATCTTTCATTGCGTTGTAATACGCTAAACCTGCTACTAAACAAGGTAAGAATCTAAAGTTCATATCTGCAGTTTCTACACCACTACCAGCGTCTTCAATACGGCGCATACGCCAGTATGCAAGCGTGTAAGCGTCTGAATCAGGTACAGGCCATACATTTATGCGAGGGGCATCAACTAACCTCTCTATAAAAATCTGTAGAGGTCTTCCACTTGACAACTTGTTAGCTATAGCTGCGTACGTACTAACACTAATACGACTTATACTAAGATCTGATTGTGTAGAAGTGTTGCCGGGATTAGTACGAATAGCTTGTTCTAACAGGTCAATAGTGTCTGCGGGTAATGTGTATTGATAAACACCTGATGTTAAAGAAAGAGTTTTCTCTTCAATAGTCCACAAGTTTATACCACGATTCTGCCACTCTATAGTAAGGAGATTCATAGACCTACGAGCAGTACGTAAATCATACCCAGAGCGCATCTCACGGCCCGCACGCTCCCACGCTTCTTCAGCAATCTCTGTGAAGTTCATGTCAAACGTGGCTGTGTTCGATGTAGCCATTTATTTTTTCCTCTTTCGACGAGCGGCTTCTACGCGTCTTGGTTTACCTGCTGGCTGTCCGAGCCGTTTTTTCTGACTAATACGCTTTCTCTTTTCAGAAGATGACATTTCAGACGACGTTTTTGGAGTCTTTGAAGATACACGTTTGCTTGGACGGCAGTAAGGAGTTCCACGCTTGTCACCTTTCTTCCGACCACACGCCTTACCAGTGCTTACATCTTTCCAATCCTCTTTGAACCATCGTTTTAATGCCAGTCCCTTTTTTGTCTTGCGTACTGCCATGAAAGCCTCATCCGCACCTAACAGCGCGTTTTCTTCTAGCCAACCCACCGCTACGAAACTTTACAGTTCCTCCAGCAGCTTTCTTTTTTTTCTTACTGCTATTTCCGTAGTTAGCAGCACCAACTTTTCGACATTTGGCAATAGCTCCTGAAGCATATGCGCTCGGGAAAACTCTGTAGCGAGACTTTACCTTACGATAACAAGCATCTTTAGCCACATCAAGAACCTTTCATAACCACTATTTTAGCTTTACGAACACCTTGTCGAGCCTTACCAACACCACGAGGTTTCTTAACACCTCCACCTTTTTTGTAACCTGCAAATCTATCAGAAAAAACTATATCTCTTGTTGGATTTAACTCTGTCGCACCATCACCTTCTACTTTTCTATATTTTATAATATTACCATCTTCACCCCTACGCGGTTTACTACTTTTTGACCCGTATGAAGTTGTAATGTTTCTGCGGTATCTAGGATCGACAGCTCTTCGTGGAAGGTCTAAAACTGATCCAGTAGGCGAGCTATCTCCAATTTCTGTTTTCTTTTGTTTTAGTTTAAGCGGCTCTACAACCTTACCATCTTTTGAAAGCACAGCTCTCTTCCGTTGAGTAAGAGTTGGTTTTTTAATTAATTTAGCACCTTTCTTCAACAATTTAGGAAGCTCTTTAGCTCCTACTCTTAATAGTTGACCACCTAAAGCTACGATTAATGGAATTGGACCTGCCATATTAAGAACCTTTCATAACTACCATTTTAGCGGGGCGTTGTCTGGTAGCTACACCACAACCACGAGGCATACCGCCTTTTTTGTACCCCATGACTTTACCGCCACCCATCATCTTCTTCTTCATCATGCCACCGGCCATCTTACCGGCTTTCTTCTTTGCAACCTCTTTAGCTAGACGAGATCCACGTTTACCTTCTTTAGATCTAAACAAATCTATACCGCTTGAGATTGCTCCCTGTATAGCTGCACGAGGGGAATATTTTCCCATAATACCTTTTTTAAACTCTTCTTCTACAAGTGCTGAAGGTAGACGTTGGTCAAAACCAGCTCCTAATTCTTTACTAGAATCAAACCTGCCTCCACGTTTAGTTTTTACTTTGGACTTTTTCTTAACCGTCTTACCTTCTTTATAGCCCATGACTTTGCCGCCCATCATCATTTTGCCTTTACCATCTGCGGCGTAGAACGGAACTTTCTTACCATCTTTCTCAACCATCTGAAGGCCACCAGCTTTATAACCCATCATTTTTTTCTTCATTTTATCTTTCTTCATAATACTATTTCCCTACTTTTTTCATGGCTTTTTTGTGAGACGCAGTGAACGAACTACCTTTACGCATAGACTTCTTCATATTCGTCATATGTTTAGCGGTATGATGTTTAGAATGTTTCTTTAACGTAGCTTTCTGTCTAGCACTAATTTTTTTACGCATTTAACATTTCCACCGTTTTCTAGCTTGTCTAAGACGACTATTAGGATTTTTAGCTGCTTTAGGAAACTTCTTCATTTGCCCAGCACTACGAGCGCAATAAGACTTACGCCTATTAGCAGATTTACTTCCGGGTTTTACTTTACCTGTAACGGCGGTTTTTAAGGTACTACCGGGGTTCTTACGGCGATACGCCGCTACTCCAGCCCTAGTCATACCTGCACCAGACTTAGTAGAGCGAAAGTTCTTCTTATTCCTTGCGGGCATATTATCGGGTTTACGTACGTTACCCCCAGATTTATAGTATGCCCGCATAGAACTATCCTACATAAAATACCGTCATGGACGATAGACCAGCTACAGAATACGTTACATATCCACCATCAACAAACAATATGCCATCATCAGGAACGTCTGGGTACTGTGTAGTATTTGCAGAGGCTACGGTATTAAACTGCATCCGTATCCCACCTGTACCAGAACCTTCTCTAAACGTAATTGTACCTGCTGTGCCAGTATTTACTGCGTACAATCCACGAAGCCGTAGCCTACCTCTAAAGATAGGTGCAGCAATAGACGCACCAGAACCGGCACTTACGTCACCTGCAGGATTACCTACGGCTGCTATTTGAGTTACAGTAGTAAAGAAAGTAGACCCTGTTGCTGTATCGTCGTTAGCTCCAGTAATAGATTCAGTTACAGCAGTGCCTGTTTCATCAGTACCAGTCACTGTAAAAGATTTACTAGAATCATTCCCTGCACTAAGGATAGTAACATTTCTAGGCTCGTCAAACGTAACCGCACCGCCAGAAGCAAGAGCGCCTCCTAGAACTAAATTAGCGTTATTACCTACAGAAGCAGCAACTGATATACCGTCAGCGTCCACAGCGGCGGCGGTTATAAATGTAGATTGAATATCAGAAGACATAGTTTACTCCCTACCTAAACCGTCAGCCATTAGCATAATCAACATTCATGCCAGTAATACGAATCCAAATCTTACCTGCTAAATAAGCGGCGTTTGTTGCAGTACCTTGTACAAGGTACACATACTTTTTAGTCAGAGCTGCCATAACAGCACCAGAATCTACGGCGTTATAGTAACCTAGGGTAAGATCGCCGTTGTTCATCATCTGAGTACCAGAAGCAACCGCAGCACCAGAAGCAGTAGTTCCTGTAGCAGAAATGTCTACGTTAATGTCTGGGTCGCCGCCAGTTGGTACTTCTACGCAACCAAACTCAAGAAGAATAGGTATACCATTAACTTCTTTAGTCAGCTCTGCAATGTAAGCGTTTGCATCTGTGCCGTTACCAATAATTCTATCACCCGTTGCAGAACCATCAAAGCCACCCTGAAGGTCAATAAGAATGGAGGTTACAATAGTACCGCCAACTTTGTTCACAAAAGTGTTAATGGAAGCATCTGGAATACCAGAACCATGAGCGTTAGGGGTAATTCCAAAAATGGTGGCACCAGTATCCAAACTAGCGTTGTTTGCTCCAGCAGCCGTAGCTGTTCCTGAAAAACCGTTTGTATCAACAACATTGTTGATTCCAGAAGTTGCAACCGTTTGAAGTTCAAACTGCTTCTGCGTTACAGTTCCAGTAGTAGCATTTGTTGTAATTTGTTGAAAGCCGTTTTGTGAACGGACGGGACCGTTAAACGTAGTATTAGCCATGTGTATCTCCTGTCTTGGCTAGTGTCAGCCGCACAACGCGACTGTCAGGGGTAAGTTGTTATACAATAAAAAAAGGGGGGTAGCAAGTACCCCCCTCTTAATATTTAACTTAGGCTCCGGGGGAACCAAAGATCCCAAGAGGATCAGAGACACCGAACGAATAACGTTCCCGTGCCTTGTAGCGACTATTACCCGTATCAAAGTCAGCATCCATAGATGTCTGCATTGGAGTACGAGTGAAGTGCTTCAAGCCATTTGGTACGTCAGTCATAAGGAACCAAGCGTCTGTATCCGTCAGATAATGGTTGATCGCATAACCTTCAGGAATAGCACCGTTATTCTTGAGAGCATTAAGATCATTATCTGCTGTGTTTACACGTCCTTCAGTTTCTAACAACCGCGTAGCAACGAATTGCAGAGCGGATGGAATAACAAGTTTTCTAGGACGAGCGGCAATGAGCAAACCACGCTCATCTGTCCAACCACCAATCTGGATAACGGCGGCTTCAAGAGAAGTCTCGTTAAGATCAGCAGCAACGGCGGGACGGTTTGAGTTGGTCCCACCAGAGACGAGCGGATGTGCGGTGGAGCAAAGTGCTACACCATCACCATAAGTTGTTGAGAAGGCATCGTTAAGAATAGCCGCCCCTTTAACTTGCTTCGTGTAAGCCATAGCGCGGGCAAGAGCTTTAGTATAACGAGCAGACAGAGAGTCATACAAGTTATCTTCAACTGCTTCTTCAGTAACTGAGAAGCCCATTGCAACGGTTTCATGTTGGTAACGAGCCGTCCATGCTTCCTGTGCGTTGTCATATTCGATGGCAGAGCCTTCGTCTTTGACTGGTGCGGCAGAAAAACCGGAAAGTTTCGTTTCTTCTTCAAAAGAACGGTCAGAAGACTCTGATTCGAATATCTCCTTATGCTCTTCACCGTACTTAGCATACTCCATACCAAACAGAGCATTAAGGCCGGGAAGAAGTTCTTTTAGTAGTTGGGCGCGTGAAATAGCCATTGTCTATACCTCCTACAATCCAACAGGGTTACGATAAGCGTGTCCACCGATGAACACGTTACTACCATTGTCAGTATGTGGGCTAAAGATAACAAGCACTTCTTGGAAGGTATCGCTACCTGTAGCAGTGCTGTCAACCACATCAATTATCTGGAATGGTAGTGTCGAAGTTGTAGCAACACTATTATTGATAGCTAACTTAGACCGTCCATTAGCAGTATTTAATGTATTGCTAATGATTGAAGCCTTGTTACCAATAACAGTTCTTCCTAATGTTGCCATTGTTGTACCTGAAGAACATATAGCGGCTTTTAATACAACGTCAGGATCGTCAACAACAAACGCACTAATATCACTAGCAACAATGCTGCCGGGATATGAGTTGTTAAATGTTGGTTGACTAGTGTTCGGGTCTGTATAACTGCAACCCATAAAAACACCTAGTGTCCCAGTAGCTGGGAAAGCGGTAGTACTTCCGTCACGCTCAATAGTTCCGTCGTTTACACGTTTTATCAGGTCGCCTTTTCCGATAGCTGTGCCGTAATTACTAGCTATCTTCATTTGTCGAGTAGCACCTGCGAACACACGACCACCAATCAAACCGACGGGTATTAGCCCATAAGGGGCGTCAATAGTAGGATAAGCCATTGCTTATAACTCCCGAGTCAAAAATTAAGTTCCATTACCAAAAGTGACCTTCGACTTCCGATCATTAAAGAGCGGCATCCGAGGATCGTTTTCTCGCATCAGGTTGTTATCGACTGAAGAAATTTGCGCTTTACTTTGTTTACCAAAATAGTCTGTACGCTCTTCAATTAATTCTTGTGGAGCTTTGCAAAGCATTAACCCTCCGATTACAACATTATCAGCGAACCTTTCTTGTTCGATAGTAACTAGCGTAATCTCTGGATGGTCTGTTGCCTTAACCGGCTCCCAACCTTCACGTAGTTTTGAGGAAACATTAGTGGCATCAATCTGACCTAGTGTAGCTACACGAATCCAATGAAATTCATAACCCGGCTCGGGAGTAGGTGAGGGAAGCACCTCGGGGCGCTGCCAAGCTCGTTTACGGGTCGTTTTTTCTCTAGTCGTTTGCTCACGGTTAATTCTGTTATCAGCCATTTGCGTCTTTCCTCATTTCAATTGCAACCTGTTTGGCGTAGTCTTCAAGGGAAACTCCTAAACGTTTCGCTAGGTTTACTTGTGTTTGCGTTAGTACAATCTTTTTAGGAGAAGTACTCCGCGTAGCGGGTGCAACCACATTCGCCTGACGTTTTGGTGTTACCTTTTCTTCTTCAGTATCCTCAAATTCCTCTGGGAATACTTTACGCATACGAGCATTAATAGTCTCGTAGTATTCATCACTTTGCAGGTCCATACCTTGTTTGGCAAGTTTATTGTGCAGTCCCAGTACGTAACTTGTCATTTCATCGTCTGAACCAAACCAAGGATTATCCTCGGCCCACTCGTTAGCACGCTTATCAACCGGCACTGGGGCAGGTTGCGTACTAACTTCTTCTACAGCAGTTTCTTGTTCCTGTAAAGAAGGTAGTTGAATATTACTTAGGCGATCAGCTTTAATCTTAGCAGTTGTTAGCTTATCTTGCGCTTCTACTAGTGCGTCTGTATCACCTGCTTCGTGCGCTTCTTTAAACTCACGTTTAGCCATTTCTAGTTCAGAACCGGCGCTACGCTTCGCTTGATCTAAAAGAACAGTTTGGTTTTTAGTTTGTGAACTTTTTAACCCTTTGTTCTCTTCTATTAACTGTTGAGTATATCGTTCAAGTTCTTCTCGCTCACGAAAAGCTGTTTCTTTTGCGCGGCGTTCATCATGATACCCCTTACTAAAGTGTTTGATTCTGTTACGAACTTTATCAGAATAATCTTCAAGTTCTTCATCAGTAACTTCGTCAGGAGGATCAGAAACTTTACGTCCTCTATCCGCTTTAGGAGTATCATCAACAACTTCAACTTCAAAATCAGTATCGTCAGATTTTGCTGACCCCTTACTAGGGGTTACCATTTTTACAGCGCTAGAAGGTTTAACTTCTATATCTGGTGACTCTTCTTCATTATCGGGATCAGGAAAACTAAATTCAACTTTCTCAAAAGGCATATCTTATCTCCTATACATTGCAAATACCACGAGGATCAGGAATAACTGCCTCAATGGAATCGTCGTTCATTAATCGAAACTCTTTACCATTAACCTTAAAGCGAGTGCCTGTATTCATACGGAACATAACGTAGTCCCCTACTTTACACCAAGGACCACTAGGAAATCGCTCTTTGTCAGTATATGCGCCACTACCCATATCTATGACGACTCCCATAATAGAGAGAATATACTCGCGGTGCTTCTCTACATCTGTTTTAAGGAGCGAAGTACCCTGATAGGTATCTTCAATATCTGGTAGCGCTACTAGCAATCTGTACCCAGCCGGTATAGGTAGTTGAGCATCAAAATCTTCTTCGCTAGCAATAGATTGTACTGCTGTTTTAGTCATTATCTTCTTCCAAAAAGTTGCGCGAGAGGTCTTCAATATGTGAGAGTGCGGCGTCTAGACCTCGGATAACACCACATAATTCCCTATACTCAGGAAAGTCTTTTGGACTACCATTTGCTAGGAAAGTTATTGCAGAGGAACGTTGTTCCTCGATACGTTCTTTAAGCACGTCAAAGACGGTTTTTGCCATAGATTATATTGCTCCTTTTTAAGAGGGTTGGTTCTTATTAGATTCAGTTACAGCCTTGAATATATCAAGATCTAATTTGTCAGCTTCACGTTTAACGTCAGCATCAATTCCCGCTTTAGTTTTTTGTGCGCCTACAACTATATTTGTCTGTTCGTTCTCTACTCGTTGGGCATTTATAGCTGCATCTGCTAAATCTTTCTGAGCTTTACGTTGTAGATCAGCTTGCTCTAGAACAACATCAGCTTGATCCTTCTGTGCCTTGCGTTGTACTTCTGCTTGCTTAACAGCAACTTCTTCCCGTCGTAACTGAA